CCTTACTTTGCGAATCCGAATAGAAACTTTGATGAAGAGAGATAATAATGATGTTAATCATGAGGAGGAGGAAGAAGAGATGAAAGTGAAGCGTTTTGAAGATGGAGATAAGAACGCTGTGAAGAAGAGTGAAGGTGCTTCGAATTCTGTTGATGGAAGTACGAATGTTGACGAGATTGATGATCGTATGAATCGTGATTCTGTTAAGTTTACATCGTCTGAGTTGGCAGGTTTTGGAAAAAGCCTTGTGAATAGAGTTGGCCTTTTGAAGGCGACTTGTGAGTATGATGAGTTTGTTCAGTCTGAACAATTCATTAACTACGAAGAGGAGATCGAAGATATGCAGAACGGTATGACAGTCGCCGGTTTTGCTCTTTCTGATTATAGTGCGGAGTTTTACTCCAACGCTATTGACATTGCTTTAGCTTTGGATCAGGAAGTTACCAGGGTGCCTTTCGGCATTCCTGAAGGACCGATGGAATCGGTCAATTCGGTCGAGAGCAGGACTGTTCCTGCTGGGGATTCTATGCGCAATCCCCTTGATCTGTCCTGTGGCGTTAGTCATGGATTAGATATGCTGTATCTTGCGCAACGTGTTTTCAACATGTGGAACCACAGAGTGCCCGCTGCCCCTGGGTCGGCATTTGAGGTGGTTAGGTACAGAGTACTGTTGGCTGCTCTGGTGGCTTCAGCTGCCGGAGAGAGTTGGGACCAGGAGAGAATGAATTTGGCCGACTATTTGCGAAAGTTGGATTCTGAGGGATGGTATGCGAACACACCAATCCTGGGTAAGAAGGATGTCAAGATTCTGAACAAGTTGTGTAAACACTTGGAATCGAGTAGAGACATCACGACGGAAAGTTCCATCAAGAGTGTTGCTAGAATGATGGCTTCTGCTAGTGAACTGCCCCGTGAACGTATCGACCTTGGAGTGCCTACATTCGTGATTAGTGATTGGGTGAAGTGTTGCTCTGATGCTGATGTGATGAAGTATTGTTATCACAACGCATTTTATGCGTCTTGTATGCTTATGATCAGGGTTAATTCGGCCATAAGGTTGTTTTTGAATGGCTCTGCGTTAGTCGGACTTCAGTCCGCCGCTGAGAATAGTAACCCTCTATTTTCGAGACAGATATCACTGCTCAGAGACAAAGTGGAGGACAGCTATGAGAGTGAAGTTGCTATCGCTAGTTTGCTCATGCCGGAGGCGATGAATCGCTATGAGAAGCTTGTGGATGGACCTGTGAAGTATGTGGCCGACATCCTGGAAATTGAGTGTGAGTCTGATTTCTTCCAGGGCATTGTGAGCGTTTGTAAGTCTTGCCTTTCCGAACTGTGGGGGAGCGGTAGCTCTGCGATCGTTTGGGTCTGGTCTGGTGTGAAGAAGATGGTCACTTCGTTCTGTGGACTACTCAGTGCTGCTGGAGGGCTGCTGTCGTCTGTGATGTCAGCGCTGGAGGAGATTTTCACGAGCTTTGTCGACCCGAAACAATTGTTGGCCTATGGAGCCGGTTGGGGTGCTGTGTCCTCGCTGCTTTGTAAGTTTGGTATCTTCTCGGTGTCTAACGTGGCAAAGGATTGCGCGGGAATGCTTGTTGCTCTGGTGGCAGTTGTGTTGATAGGATGTCTTGGATTGTTGTCAGTCAAGGCTACCATGTCCGTGTTACGGCATTTGCGATCTTCGATCGCTGTGGTTGATGCAGAAGGTTATGGGATGAGTGAGATCTTAGTCCTGATTATTCCGCTGGTCGCTTACTGTTTGGACATGCCTCTCTCTAAGACACGTGAGGTGTTCTCGACCTTTTCGACGTTTGTGGTTGCTGGTCTGAATGGATCGAAGATGCTGAACGCCCTGTTGACTATCTTGCCTTCGGCATTGAGACGTTGCATCTTGTTGCGCTTTGGTACGGAATCTGATGTTGCTGGGGTGATGAGTATGGATTTGGTGGTAGAAGGACAGACGTTGTTAGCCCTTGCGAAGAAGAATGGTTTGGTCCAGGATGAGAAGTTCTTGAAGAAGGCGTCTCAGGTGTTACTGGACATGGAGAACTATTTCTGCTCGACTTATGGTACGGGTGCCCCTGCGAATCCAGCCCTTGGCCGGACCTACACGGATTTGTGCCGTGTCGTTGGAGCATTGTTGACCACTCGCGTTGGAATTCCCTCTAGAGTGTATCCCTTCTGGGTGCACTTTTATGGTGAGCCCGGCGTTGGAAAGTCAGTGACACTCGCCACTTTGCTCGACCAATTCCTTCCTACTGTGCAGGATGTGGAAGGGAAGAGATTGTCTAAGAGTGACGTGTACTATCGAGCGAATAATGATCCCTACTATAGTGGTTTCCAGGGGCGTGAGAAAGTTCTGGTGTGGGATGAGTTCCTTAACACATCAGATGAGGTGCTCAAGAAGCAGTCGATGATGGATATGCTGACGTTAGTTAGCTGCACCCCTTGGTTGCCACCACTGCCCGCGATTGAACCAGGACCCTCGGGAATGAAAGGAACTGAGATGAGAGTAGAAGTTGTTCTCACCCTTAACAACTGTATGGGTTTTGCTGAAGGTGATGAAAGTTTACTGACAGGCCTCAAGCGGCGTAGAGCATTTGTCGTGAAGGTGCAGCCCGCTGAGAAGTACGCTGCGAAGTTCTCGCAGGAGAATCATTCATGGGATTTGACCGGCATTCCTGAAGCTGACAAGAAGGACGCCAAATATCTGGATTTTGTGATCCAGAACTCTTTTGGTAATGGACAAGGAGGAGGTCGTATCGCTCAACTCAATGGATTGACCAAGTTGCGCGAGTATATGCTTGCTGAGTGGAAGAAGCACCGTGCGATGGTTAAGCAGCTTTTGGCTGGAGTACACCTGACATATGATTTCGATCGAGAGTTTGAGCGGGCGAAGAAGGTGTTGAGCGGGTTCATTAAGGAGACTGAGGAAGAGGATAACGAAGCTCAAGGTGATGGTGATGCTGAGATGGCTTCAGCTAGCTCAGATGAGCAGGTCGAAGAAGAGATGCCTGAGGAAGAGAAGAATGTGGATGATAGAGTCGCAGTTTACCGTAGGAAGATAACGAGTGAGGAGATTGACAACTTGATTCGTAACCGTTTGAAGTGGGATAAGAATTCGCCTCGGAAGAAGGGGTTCAGTTATTGGACCTTGGTGAATGAGTTGACAGAGTGGGCTATGAGAGATGACGTTGATGTCCAAGTTGAGACAGTCAAACAGCATCTGAATCAGATCTTGACTGAGCCGCAATTTGTGAAAGTTGAAGACGCGAATTGGAAATGTGGGCCATCGAATGTTGCAGTCGATTTGTGGAGGTGTATGTGGCCTACGGGCAATCCTTGGAAGGATTCTCGGTACATTACGCTATTACCGGCGCTTGGAGGTGGAAGAGTCGGCTGGATTTCCGATATGATCGGGCACCTTCCGAAGTGTTTCGTGTTTTCCTCCAACTTGGTGGATGTGATGAAGATACGTCTGTGTGATCTTGCACAAGTGGAGGCTGATGAGATTGAAGTTCATAAGGCGAATGGAGTGTACTTTGCCGCTCTGCATGATGCTGGAGGCGAGTTTGTAGGTGCATTGCCCAAAGCATTCAACTGGGTCGCAGCCCAGATCAGGTGTCACTTTGATAAAGATGGACAGTGGTATGTAATCGCTTTGGTGACTGCTTTGGCCAAGGCCCAGATTGAGAAGTCGAAGAATTATGCAATAGTAATCAAGGACTTGGTGGCGAAACAGACGAGTGGTACCATGAAGTTGAGATCCGTCGGAAAGGCTGCAAGAATCGATTGGGCGAGTGAGCAGTGTGAAGCGTGTGCCTTTACCATTAACGGGAAGAAGGTGGCTGAACCATACCCTGTTGGGGAAACTTGTAATCCGTATACAGCTGAGCTTGTTGTGTCCCAGTGGGAGTTGTTCAAAGATAAGGTTAGAGTGAAGGAGACGGAAGACATGCAAAAGGCCGTGGATACGTTGTCAGTGAGAGGTCATGCAGATACGGTGAGTGTGTTCTCTGGTTATGCGCAGTTGTTGTGTATGATGCCGACGAAGTTTGTGTTCGATTGTCTCGCGGATAATTCAGTCATCGACTGTTACGCGGACCTCCGGAAGGCGCAAAGGGAGGGTGTGTATTGCCAGCATTGGATGGACTGGTGGAAGAAGGTGCGAGAGGAGAAGGCCTATTGCGTTGAACATGTGGCTAATGTGAACAGACTCTTGGTGTCTAGATTTGGTATCTTGCCCAATGCTTCACCCTGGCCTATGGATGTTTCCTGGATGTATGATGAGAGTAGCTTGGAGCCGAAAGTCTTCAAGAATGGAGTGATGTTGGTGAACCCCCGCTTCGGGCCCGACTTCAAGCCTGGTGATGCTGTGGGCTCTGCTTTTGGTTTCCCTGAGGAAGAGACAGATGGTGTTAGCATTGATGCGGACTTCTATAGTGAGACGCTGCCCTTTGTCCAGTCTCCTGTTGCAGTAGCTTTGAAGAGTGTTGTCCAAGGAGGACTAGTGGCTTGGGCCATCTGCAGAGCTGTGATGATGATTAGGGAGTATCTTTGCCCCGGCGAGGAGACTGTTGATGAAGTGATGGAGGATATCACAGGTGAGAGCGGATGGGACTTGTCGAGTGACAGTGAGGGACCCAAGAAGCATGCTGTGCCCAAGTTTTCAATCATTGTAGGAGGGGAAAAGAAGCCATGCGGCGCAGTCTGTGAGGAGCGAGTCCCGGTTTTTGCCTGTTTGTATATTGGCAGTAGTTGTGAGTGTGGCTTCCTCTGCAACGGTAGGAAGTTTATCAGTCATGACCATATTACGGGGGCGGTGTTGTCCCGTATGACCGAGCAGAGTGTCTGTCGGTGCAAGCTTGTTGCTGGAGATGAGACGTATGCGGTATCAATCAGCAGGGGTGATGTGAGGAGATGCATTGAGCGTGACCTGTGCTGTATTGACTTGTCGGACAACAAGAATGTCCCAGAGGCGCCCAACATCAGAGGAGTCATCATGAGTAATGAGGAAATGCTGGCGACTGAAACCTGGAGGCGACCAGTGGTGGTTGAGGCTGTGTTGCATGGTGTGAATTACTCGGCTGAGGCAAAGTTCTTGAAGTCCATCGAGTATAGACTGCCTGCAGGCGCAAGGAAACGATTGGATAGTGTGTGGTCTTATCCGATGAACTCTGAGGCTGGAGACTGTGGTTCGATCATCTGGATTCAGGGCAAAAATGGTCCAAAGATTCTGGGTGTACATGTTGCTGGTAGTATGATGGCTGGCGTGAAGAGAGGCTATTGCACCCCTTTGTACGGATCACTGTTTGAAGAGTTGGTAGGAGAGATGCCCGTTTCTGAAGGTAGGATGGTGGATATTGAGAAGGCTCTGGGACCCAACCTGGAATACTATGGAGAAGTGCCTAAAGAGGAGAGAGTTTTCCTGCCCGACACCATCAAGCATCAGCCTAGTCCGATGCAGAAGTTAGATGTCATCCCCGTGGAGTACGAGCCCGCAATTTTGTCGCGCAACGATGTCCGAAATATAAACCGTGTGGACCCCGTTGTGAACGGATTGGCGGCTCTATCGCACTGTGAACAGGCGAGTGTTGATGAGAAGGTGGTTGACGCTGTGGCAGCGGATTGGTTGGAGTTGATGAAGCCGAGGTTCGATTTTTCAGGGCATCCTGGAAGAATGACACTCGAGGAGGCAGTAAAGGGAGTGCCTGGGTTGTTGAATAGTGTGAACTTGAATAGTTCGGCAGGCTTCCCCCTGTGTCTGCTCAAGAGGGGTAAGGGCAAGCGAGCGTTCACGCAGATCGTGGCTGATGATGGTAGTGTCGTTGTTGATCCCGAGTTCAGGCAGTTGGTTGGTAGCTGGGTATCTTACTTCGAAGGTGTGGCTCCCAAGCCTCATGAGGTGGTCTATCTTGCCTATCTGAAGAATGAGACGGTCAAGTTGTCGAAGGTGGCGGATGTGAGAACCCGCTTGATCTACGCTAGCCCATACGCGCGTCTGGTGGCATGTCGAATCTTGTTTGGAAATTTGTTGATGGCGGCCAACAATGCACACGGTGAGTTCGGCATCGGAATTAATCAATACTCCAAGGATATGGAGCGATTTGTGTTCGGATGGTTGACGGAGAATGGGTTGCCGAGGCCGGACTCTTTCGTGGCTGGAGATTACAAGGCATTCGATCAACACTACCAGCGCGTGTTCCAATTGAAGGCGTATGAGTTGTTGTTCTCGCTGATCCCGAAGGAGAATGATGTGTCTCACGAGATGTGGGACCGTTTTGTGAGAGATGAGGTGGATGGCATAATTCAAGTAGGGAACGTTAGGGTCCATCCCAAGGTTGCGCATCTAAGTGGTTGCATGTTCACGACCGTCGTCAATTGTATTGTCAACAGTCTTTACATCCGCTACCTCTTCTCACTGCGATACCCAGCGAAGCGTTACGATGATTTGGTGAGAGGAATCTTCTTGGGTGATGATCATGTGCTTTGTGTGATGAGAGATCGGGTGGATTTTGATGGAGTTATGATCCAGGAGGATATGAAGAAGCTGAATCAGGTGTATACTTCGGATAACAAGGATGAACCTATGGTGGCTTATCGGAAGTTTGATGAAATTTCTTTCCTTGGATCAGTACCCCGTCTGTACGATGGTATTTGGGCTGGCGCTCCGAAGAAGGTAACGATTGAGCAGTGCTTGCTGTGGATGAAAGATATGGAGAGTTATGTGCAGACCGCCCATAGCATGGTTGAGTACTCTATAATGTGGGGGCAGGAGTACGCGCACTGGTTGTATGAGCTCGTTCGCCGGAGCAGTCCCGAGGATTTTACCGACCTTGTTGAGCCTGGGGCTGGGACGCTGAGAAGGGTTATCAATAGGTCGGCGGACTCTGGCGAATGGGATCCGCCCCGATATCAGGGAGAAGACGTGCACAAGATGAGAGCGGATGCGCCCGAGTATTATCCGCCTGGTTATAACCAAGGATCGGCGACGAAGAGGGATCAGCCTTATACCCCTGACGCTCCCGGGACCACTGTAATGCCGTCCACTGTGAAGTCTGAGCCGGAGAAAGCAGGCAGTAAGGGGGCGAAGAGGCGATCCCGTAAGGGGAGTGGCAAGAAGAAGGCCAGAAAAGGAATCAAGTTCCAGAAGAGAAGCGCAGGCGGCAAGCCAAAGAAAGGTATGAAGGGAGCGAACGTGCGAGTCCGGATTCCAGTGGAGAAGCAGAACCTCGTTGGTGGAGCCATTCAAAGTTCGACCGGAACACAGTTTGTTCGGGACACGATTCGCCATATCGAGAGACGTAGTCGCAACCCCAATCTGAAGTTGGATGATGAGACTAAGGCGAATATTCAGACAGTGACGACTCTCTTGAAGGCGCTGTCCTTCCTGGACGCCCCCCTGGAAGTGGGGCCGCCAGCTAAGTTCATGCCCTTCTTCCAACAGCAGAGTGCCGTGGATGGACCTGTACAGGGTGTGAGTTTGCAGATGAACCCGGGTGCCGGGAGTCATTTGGCTAGGGCAATGGTAAACCCTGAGGAGTTGAACTTGGACTTCTTTTTCAGTAGAGATTCACTGTACAACACGGTGAACTGGAGAAAAGAAGATGGCCCGAGGGAGTTTCTGTGGTTTGGTGAGTTTTCTTCGGCGTTCAATTGTTGGTCTGAGAATAGCTCCTTTACGTCGTGTCCTCAGTCATGCGCTGTTGGTGCAGTGAACCAGTTTTGTACCTGGAGAGCGGATTTGGTGCTGACGTTCCAGGTGGTGAAGACGCCTTTCCACACTGGTAGGCTGCGGTTGGTGATGGGCTATGATTGCTTTGATGCGGCGGACTTGGCGAAGTATGGAATGACATCCTGGAATACGGTGTTAGACTTCACGGGCGATCAGGACACTGTAGTGGTGCGTGTGCCTTTCATGGGGAGCCTGGATATGTTGTACACCTATGACGGTCCTCGAAAGTTGGCTGCCAACTCGAACATCCCTCGACGTATGTTCTCGCTGGGCTATTTTGGTCTGCAGGTGCTTAATCCCTTATCTGTCGCTAGCAACGCCGTTCCCACCACGGTTAGAATTCTCACCTTCATTCATTTGGATAATGTGAGAGTTGGCGAACTCAAACCGCAACCTATATGGGTGCTCAGGGACAGCGAGCTGACGACAAGAGCGAAGGTTGGAAAAGCGGCTGCAACCACTGAGAAAGAAGGCGGAGCCGCGACCACAGTCACTGAGAAAGAAGGTGAAATCGTAGCTGAAGGTGATGTTTCGGTTTTCACCACGGATGAAGCGCCCGATGAGTGGGAGCAAGTTGACGTGTCAATGGCGCCCACTGGAGCTCTGGCTGATAGCGGAGACCACATGAATGTTGGTGTCGAGAGTTTCCTTTTCAAGGATTCTTTCCAGTGGACAACCACTCAGCAGTATGGGGATGTGATAGCGCAGTACAGCTTGCCAATAGAGTTGTTGGAGAAGAGTGCGTCTGATAGCCAGGCTGTAGCTATGCGGAGTAACACGTACTGGAGGTCTGATTTGGAGGTGCGTGTTCAGACGAACGGTAATAACTTCCAGTGTGGAAGGCTCATAGCCTCCTGGTATCCCCTTGAGCCCGACAACTATGAGCCCTCCGTTGAGCTGTCTGCCAATGTACAGCATGCTTTTGTCGAGCCTTACAATTCTGGGGATCTGGTCTTGCATATTCCTTTCATCCACTGGTATTCTAGCTTGAGGACGTATGCCAGGGGCCGTGATAACAATCTTGGCAAGCTGCGATTCTACGTACTGGCACCTCTGAGCTATGTGAATGGGTCGCCGGTCACAGTTTCACTGTTCTTGCGTTTCGTGGACCCTGTGTTCCAAATCCCGCGCCCTCTGACTGATGTGGTGGCTGAGGGTGATCCAGAGGGTGAGCAGATGTTGGCTGTGGCTTCGACCCCCCTGTCGAGTGACACTGAGGATGACCCGAGTGATGATGAGGGGGAAGATGAACGTGAGCAGATGAACCCTAAGATAGAGGTGGGCGCGATTACTGAGTTCAAACCCAGGACGGTGCTAGAAGTTATGCGACGTGGCGTGATGAAGGTGTTTAAGTGGCCGGGCCTGAATGCTTCAGTGAACTATATTCGTGCCTACATCAATCCGATTGGAAGTTTGGGTTACTTCGATGCTTGGTATGCTTGTGCTGCAGGGGGAAAAGTCGTGAGTATCATGACCAGTTCGCGACCTACTGGAAAGGTCACATATTGCCCCACGTTTGGGCAAACCTCGACAGATTTGATCAATACTCTGCCGGGTTATGGAATTCGTGTGGGAGATTACTCCTACTACCGCGATGGAAAGCCTTTGGCTTGGCCTGTCGCTCATGAGGAACTGATGGCCGTCGGATCGAATGGTGTGGGTGTGTATCACATCCCTTATTCAGCTCCTCTGCCCTTTTGCCCCAAGGAATACTATCCTGGGTGTGGTGAGGTGTTCATTCGTGTTAGTAACACTACTGCGCGAGAATATCTTGACGACGTCCTCATCACAGAGAGAGCGGCTGATGATTACACTCCGCTCGTTTTCCTCCCTCCTTCCGGAGGAATCACCTTCTCGCATGGGGCAAACGTCGATTTCGCTACGGCGAGTGACGTTAAGAGCGCTAATGGCATCTACGCGTGAGTGAGGGGGATCGGAAGAGCGTCGTGGCGGGGAAAAGTGTAAATCCCGGGGGTCGCCGGATCCTTAAAAAAAACAAGAGGATATGAAACCCGGTCGCGTGCCACTTTAATGTGAGAACAGCCCAACCCTTGACACCTTCTCCACAGATCG